CAGGTGCAGCAGATGCAGCAGGCAGTCAGACAAATTTAACCGCAGTTGGCACGGGCGCATTAGGTGCAGCAACATCCGGTAATAATTGCACAGCAGTCGGTAAAAATGCTTTAGGAACTACTGTTGACGGCGCTTTTAACACAGCAGTTGGCGTAGGTGCGTTAGCCGCTGATTGTGCTGACAACAATACTGCTGTTGGTATGAATACACTTGATGTGTTTACCGGCTCAAATGCTGTAGCAATCGGTGCGAATGCTGCAGATGCAGCAACAAGTGCAGCGAATTTAACTGCTGTTGGTAGGAATGCAGCAGGAGCGGTAACAAGTAGTGACGACCACACAGCGGTTGGTGCTGGCGCATTAGCTAGTTGCATAACGGGAGCGCAAAACACCGCAATCGGCACAAGTGCAGCCTTTTCATTAACAGGAAGCAGCAATGTGATGGTCGGTATGCAAGCCGGTTATTACGCTTCAACTGTAGATCATAGTGTAGCAATTGGCCGCAATGCCTTGCTTGGTGCGGCATCGTTTACCGAAGGTGGCTGTTCATACAACGACGACCCAACTATCACTCACACGGCAGACGCAAGAATAGTTGCAGGGTTGAATGTTAGAGGTACTGGAATACCAGATGGTGCTACCATAGCTTCGATTACAGACAGCACTCACTTTGAATTAAGTACGTCCACTACTGGAGGTAATTTAACTGGTCAGACGCTGACGTTTTACTCAAGTGTTGGCGACAACAACATAGCGATTGGCAGTTACGCTGGTGAGGACATGACATCGGGTACGGACAATATTATTGTAGGTTCAGACGCTGGCAAAAATCTTACTACAGCTACTTCCAACGTATTGATCGGCAGAAATGCTGGCACGAACTTAACAGTTGGTATTAACAACATTGTCATCGGTGGTTACGCACTAGACGCTGCTAATACGGAAACTGATAAAAACTACAATATCGCCATTGGCCAAGCCGCGCTTGGTGCAGCAACACACACAACCGAATATAATGTTGCCATCGGTCATAACGCACTCGCATTACAAACTGGCGACAACGTCAAAAACACCGCCATTGGTGGACTCGCGGGTGATGCGATTACGACAAGTGACGGCAACACATTGATTGGTTATGCAGCCGGTTCAGCGTTAGACACAACTGCTAATGGTGACTACAACACTGTTGTTGGCCACCAAGCGATGAGTAGCGGTAAAGGTGAGGCTAATGTTGTCATCGGTTATCACGCAATGAACTCAGCCAGTTTAGCTGCTAATGATAATGTAGCTATTGGTAATGGTGCTGGAAACGGATTAACAGACGGCCCCGGCAACGTACTTGTCGGGCGTAATGCTGGTTCTGCAATGACTAATAGCGATTATAACGTAGCAATTGGTCATAGTGCATTGGCTGGGCTTACGACTAATAGTCACGATAACATTGCGATTGGCATGGCCGCATTATTCACGCAGGCACTTGAACAATCTGCTAATGTTAGTTCGTTAGCGATAGGTAGAAATGCGCTTTACTTCCAAAACCACGCTGATGCGAATAATCTAGCAATTGGTCACAGCGCAGGAAATGCAGTTACCACCGGCTCACAAAACGCACTAATTGGTTATCAAGCCGGTAAAGCGATACAAACAGCAAATGGCAATACTGTGCTTGGCTATCAGTCTCTTAAAGCAGCCACAAGTGCTGACAACGTAGCGATCGGCAGAAGCGCAGGGGCGTCGTTTACAACCGGCGCAAACAACACAGTAGTTGGTTCGTTCGCAATGAGTGAAGCCAATGGTGGTGAAGCAAATAATACAATAATTGGTAAATCAGCGTTAACACACTTGGATTCCGATAGTGCTGACGGAAACATCGCGCTGGGTTTTCAGGCTGGCCGTTTTTACGACAGCAACCCAGCAGACGCACCTCCGACCGAAGGTACTAATACTGTTACCCAAGCAATAAACTGCATTTACATTGGAACCGAGGTGCATGGTAGTCATGCAACTACAGCGAATAACGAAATCGTTATTGGCTACAAAGGTTCAGGTAATGGCACGGACTCATTCACGCTTGGTAACCACTCGACGGCTGCGCTTCATTGCGCTGACACATCAATTGCTGGCTTATCGGATCGTCGCGTAAAACGTGACATCACCGACAACAATGTTGGACTTGCGTTCATCGAGTCACTGGCGACGGTCAATTATAAAAGGCTAAACCCAGCCGATTGGCCGGATGAAATATCTGGATTTCAATTCAAGGAAGTAACGAGGCAGGAAATTGTCACGCCAGCAGTTGAAGCTGCTGAAGCCGTGTACGAGGACGTTGTCGTTGCTGAAGCACGCGCTGCTGTTGAGGAAGTCACCGAGACGATTGAACACCCAGCGGTGGAAGCAGTTTACGAGGATGTCGTCATACCGGCTGTTGAGGAAATTAAAGACGAGCGTCACAAGCACGACGAAAAGGAAGTCACCGAGGAGGTGGAACGTGTGGAGATGGTTAAAGGTGAAGGCGACACATACGTTCGCAAAGTCACCACCGAAACAGTCACTCGCATTGAACGCACTCCGTTGTACGTTGATCATCCAGTAGTCAACGAGGACGGTACTCCCTGCGTAAACGGAAACGGCATTCCGGTGATTCACCAATGTCCGGTGATGGAGGAGTACGTCGTACAAGAAGCGCAGGAGGAGCGCACCGAACGTCAATTAGTATCACCGGCTGTTCCAGCACGAACTGAAGTCCGCGTGATTACACCAGCCGAGCCAGCAGTTGAGGAAGTCAAGGAACGTCGTTTGGTGAGTCCGGCAGTTGAAGCGCAAGAAGCGGTTTACGAGACAGTTACTGTACCGGCTGACGAACGTCCCGCTAACGATGACAAGATTCGTTTGGGACTTATCGCGCAGGACGTGCAGACAGCGATGGCTGATGCTGGTGTTGACTTTGATTTGGTGGCGGAAGGCGCTAACGGGAAGCTATCATTGAAGTATGGGAACTTGGTGATTCCGTTGCTGAAGGCTGTACAAGAATTAAGTGCAGAAGTTAAAGCACTCAAAGGATAATTTTTATGGGCGCAGAAAAACCAAAGAAGGAAACCGTTATTATTAACGGGGAAGAACACAACGTAGCAGACTTGACTCCACAGCAAGTCACGCTAATAAACCATGTAAGTGATCTTGACCGCAAAGCGAATCAGATTAACTTCAGTTTGGAACAAACACTTGGAGCGAGAAATCACTTCATGAGTTTGTTGAACCAGTCACTAGAAGAAGACACAGTAGATAAAGCAGTTAATGACTAATGTCCTAGATCATGCAGCACTTGAACGCGTAGCAGAACAAGCAATCGGTCACTATGGCTGGTTGCTTATTGCTGCGTTCTGTGCGCTGCTGTTCAAGGACATCTTGTTCAACTTCGCTCAAGGCTTACTCATTTACTGGGGCAGCGACTTTGAGAACGATGAGATACTTTACATTAGCGGACGACAAGCACGGGTCATACGACTTGGCTTAACATCCACTACGTTCTTTATGACAGACAGGCACACCAAGATGATCGTACCGAATGAGCAGTTAAAGGCTCTTGTTGTAGAAAAGAAACTACCAATCAACGGCGGCGAAGCCTACTTGCCGAAAGGCGATGAAGGTGGTGTAATGAAAGTGGAGCTAATAAAAGATGAACAGGACTGATAAAATAACGCTAGGAATTTTTATAGGAGCGTTGGTCTTTATCGTCGTAATGGCGAGTGGCTGTAAGTCATTGCCGGGTACTTTGGAAGTAGACACGCCTTTCTTTGATATAGAGTATCAAGGAGAAAAGAGTGAATGAATTTTGATGATCTTAAAGTGGCAATTGCCAGCGTAACAGGGATCGGAAACTGGATGGTTTCCATTGACCTCATACTTAAAGTTGCCATATCACTTGCATCATTAATTTACATAATCCTAAAAATTAAAGAACTAATCAACAAGAACAATGGCATACGGTAAACGTAAAAAAGGCGGACAACGCCTCATGGAAATTGCACGGGCTGGCGCAAAACGCCGAGCAGCGAAGAAAACAGCAGATAAAGCTAAAGCTAAACTTGCGTCTATGCGGAAACAGCTTGGTGTAGACAAAAGTTCTCCGTCAAGAAATCGGACAAAGGTTCAGATAACAATGAAGCCCAAGAATAAAACTCTTGAGGCAGCAAAGCGCAATATAGCAAAAGGCCCAGTTACAAGAACTGTAAAAAAGACTGCCACTAAAAAGCCAGCGAAGAAGCCTGTTGCAAAGAAACCCGCAGCTAAAAAGCCAGCGAAGACTGATGCACAAAAGCTAGCTGATTACCGTAAGAACCCGACAAAGGGCATGGCCCCGCGTAATCTACGCACACCAGCACAACGCGCTGCATTAAGAAAGCGTCTAATGAATCAGAAGTCTGAGGCAAAAGGTATGTCTGATCTTGGTGCTGGCTTAACTAAAGATTTGGATAAGGCAAGATCAGCAACTGACGCTGCGATAACTGTAGCTACTTTACCTATAGGTGGCGGTGCAGTTCGTGGTGGTGCAGCACTAGGAAAAGCAGCATTAAGTGGTGCAAAACGCGCAGCGACAACTGCCGGTAAAAAAGTAAAAGAGCAAGCTGCTAAACGAGGTTTAACCCCAACAGGTCGCAAGTTGCGCAAAGCCGGTAACTATAGAGACACAAAAGGTCGCATACAAAAAATAGACCCGAATCCATTTAAGAAGGGCGGCACAAAGCCAAAGCCTAAAAAGAAGACTGCACCAAAAGGCAAGAATCCGTTTAGAGAAGGTGGCACTAAAAAGCCAGCAAAGACCTCTGTTAAAAAGTCAGGCAAGAATCCGTTTGCTGCAAAAAATCCGTTCAACCCAAAAGGCGAACCGGCAAAGAAAAGCAAAGCCATTGAAATAGATATACCAGCACCAAAACCTAAAACAGTAAGAAAAGCGACTAAAGGTGCAACCAAGCCAGTAAACAAGGCGATGCCTAAAGACAACAAGGCGAGGCAAGCTAAACGCAAGAGTCTTCGTAAGGCAGCAACATTAAAGCCCAAGACTAAAGCAAAGACTAAAAAGCCGTCTGTATTAAAGAAGGGTGTAAACAAGGCTAAAAATCCGCAAACCAAATTTAAGCAAGATCAGCTTAAAAGGAACATGAAGAAGCGTGGCAAGCGATGACACAAGAAGATCAAGCAAACGAGTTTACTCGGAGACTCTGCGCGGCCATTGAGTACGCAGATCAAGAACTTGATCTTACTGCTGAACAGCTTATCGGCTCAATTGAAGTTGCGAAGCAAATATTAATAACAGAATTCTTAAATGGCGATTAAGAAAGACTCAAGATTAACAAAAGCAGGAGTTACGGGCTATAACAAGCCCAAGCGTACTCCCGGTCATCCTACGAAGTCACACATTGTTGTGGCTAAAGACGGTGATAAAGTTAAGACGATTCGCTTTGGTCAACAGGGAGTTAAAACAAATCAGACTGCCGGACAACGAAAAGCGTTCAAGTCTCGTCACTCCAAAAACATAGCTCGCGGAAAAATGTCTGCGGCTTTTTGGGCAGACAAGGTCAAGTGGAGTCCAAGCAAAACAAAGTCAAGTTCTAGTAAGTGGAAAAAAGGATGAAACCAAAACCGACAAGACCGGCGTTGTGGTCAAAAGCGAAGTCAATGGCCAAAGGAAAATTTAAGGTGTATCCATCAGCTTATGCAAATGCGTGGGCTGCCAAAGAGTACAAGAAAATGGGAGGTAGATGGAAGAATGCCTAAACCGATGCAAGGCTTGACTCGTTGGTTTAAAGAAGAATGGACTGATGTTAGAACAGGAAAGCCTTGTGGCAGGAAGAAAGGCGAGAAACGTGGCACACCATATTGTAGACCGAAGAAGCGAGTCACAAGTAAGACTCCGAAAACTACAAGTGAGATGACCGCAGCAGAAAAACGTAAAAGAATTTCGCAGAAGAAGCGTTTAGGACAACCAGCAGGAAAGCCAAGACGAGTCTCTGTCGCAAAGAGAAAGAAAAAATAATGCCTAAAGTTGGTGGTAAACATTACAGTTATACAAAGCGCGGAATGGCAGCAGCTAAAAAAGCTGCCAAGAAAACTGGTCAGAAAATGACAAATAAACGAAAGAAGAAATAATGTTGTCAGGAAAGAAAACATACATGACTGCCGCTGGCGGTATTCTCGCGGCTGTAGGTGCATACTTCTCTGGAGACATGGAAATTGGTACGATGATAAACATTGTTGTTACATCGTTGCTTGCCGTGTTTCTACGGAAAGGTGTAAAGAGCGATACGAGTGGGGCTAATTAAAGCCATACTCGCATTGTTCAAAGCCTTTCCTACTTTGGAGAGGCTTTTTATGCATATATCAGATGCAGTTAAAGAAGCCAACGCAGCGAAAAGGTATGAGGATAAACTTACTCATATTGATAATGCTTTGCGCGTCCACGGGTTGCCAGACGACTCCAAAGTACGAGAACGTCAAGGAACTGACGGCACATCCCCAATTCCCGAGAGCGGCGTTTCACGCACCGGAATTCACAAGGCAAGCGATGAGAACGATAGCTCGACTTGAATACGAATTAGAACGCCAATGACACCAGTTACGAAAAGAGATAAAGCGAATCTTGAGCTTCACCACACTAGCGGCATTGGAGCAAGTTTTGGCGTGGCGATGTCAAGCACAGGTTTTAGTCTTGCTGATATAGCTACATTTAATTCAGCCTCATATTATGAAACTTTTTACCGAGTAACAAGATTCACGACTGGTGGAAGTGGTATTGCTGCTATAATAACTGTTTCAAGCAATGTATTTTCTATTAAACCAGATGCAGGACATACCGAGCTTGGATTGTTTTTTAGATATGTAACTCCAAAGGCTAATCAAGAGTACACAATGAGCTTTAATGTGTCAGCTATTGGGACGGGTTCTGTCTATAAATTAAAATACATGAATGAAGATACCACGTTAACTGATGTTCACACTTTAACAACTGGTATAAATACCATAAATTTTACGACAAATTCAACTATTGCAACAAACAATATATTTGGAATTGTTGCAGATGTACTGGGTACTAGCGCAGCGAATCGTGTACTAGAAATTGATGCCAGCAGTACACCGGTTAAATTTGTCGAAAAACTTGGCACACCGTCAGCACTTGATACAATTGTTCCGATAACAAAACGATGAGTTCACAATACATTATAGAAAGATTTGGCCGAAAGGTTGGTTTAAACGCGGGAGACACGAATCAACGATACATTATTTTAGACTTTATTAATGAAGCGTTGCAAACAATTTACGAGTATGTAGATATTCCCGGTGCGCTTGTTGAAGAGGAATTTTACGTTGCAGGAAATCAGCGTATTGCAATGAGCCGCGATGTTCAATCAATTCGTGCAATGCGGGAGAAAGAGTCGAAACTTCCGTGGAAGTCTCGCAACCTACTTTCAGAGTACAACTTTAATAATTGGAATAATGACAGCAGATGTTTTCGCATTGTAGGACACAAGCCGTTAAAGCAGTCTTTAAAGTCAGCGATAACATCAGCAAGGGGTTCAAATGCAACAGGCGTTACAGTAAAAGCACACGGACAACTTTCATCCGAAACTTTGCACGTTACATTTGAAACCAGCCAAGCTAACTCTCTTTCAGTTCTTCAGCATAAAGTAGTTTCTTATGTTGTTTCTACTGGAAGTCATGCAATAAGTTCGAACGAACTTTCACTAGATAATACAAATATCATATCGGATATTGTTAATATTCGTAGGTTTAGCGCCACGAATGAAAGGTACGGTACTTCAACAGCAGCAGAACAAATTCCCGGTATTTTTCAAGTTGTAGATACAGCAGACGGTACAGTTTACGCTGAAATACCAACTGGTCAAAGTGAAGCAAGTTATTTGATTGTAGATGTATCAGAGTTTCCATGGGACGAAAACTCAGCACAAGATGACGAACATACACTACAAGTTCTTTACAAGAAAAAACTTCAGTATATTCAAAGTGACGATGATATTTTTCCGCTTATCGGGTACGAAAACATTATAATGCACAAAGCGATGCAACTGTTTCTTGAAGAACAAGGCAAGATACAAGAAGCACTCGTTTTTGAGAACAAAGTAAACCGTGATCTAGGTAGGAAGATCGCAGATATGGAACGCGGTCAAGAACGCAAGATGCAGTTTGGTCGTCATCCCCATGACAATTTAACATTAGGCCGTCGTTGGCATTATCACCGTGGCTAGTTATGTACAAACATCGTTTTCTGGCGGCATGAATATGTCGGTGGATGATACTCGTCTTACAGAAGATGAGTACAAGTTTGCTCACAACATTCGTAACCGATTTGGCGTTCTTGAAGGAGTCAAAAAAGCTGTTGATATATCTAGTGACATAGGCGCATTTACCAGTAACCCACCAATACAAGCAATCTACTCTGTAGGTGAGTATGTATTTTTATTCTTTAAGGGAGGATGTAAGTACAGAAAGCCGCAAAATCCAGATACTACATGGACGGTTCTTTATTCTGGAGGAACCATGCACGAATCCAATGAAATATTCGTACAAGCAGTACCTTCATCTACACAAAACTTTTTACGGAAAGAAACAAATGTAGCAGGATCAGTATTAGAACTTGATACAGCACAAGTTGTTCAAAAAACTGTTTCGTCAATTATTGTACAAGACGGAGTCAGCACACCAAGAGTTATAGAAATTTCTGGTGGAACAGTTTCTGATCGCACAGCAAAGACTTATGCACAATGGTCTGATGGTACACACACATCCCGTGAATACATACCGATAGGAAAGCAGATGGCTTTTTTTAACAACAAGTTGTTTGTTGTTAGCACGGATGGAACTGAGATATACCATAGTGTGAGCGGTCGTCCAATGGATTTTGTGATACCGGTAAATACGTCAGGCAACAAAATAAATGCAGACGAAACTATTGGTGGCGCACCAGCCACATCATACACAGTAGGCTACAATCAGATTACAGCATTAAAAGTCTTGAACAATGAAGCCCTGTTTGTTTCAACTTTAGGTGGTTCTTATGCTGTATCATTAGATTATTCGTTTATGGTTTTTGGTGAACCCTCGTTCACCAAGCAATTCCTGTTTACAGCAAACTCGGTAAATCAAAAATCATTTATTGAGTTACTTGGTGATTTTGCGTTTCTTGATCCAGAGGGATTACGTTCGTTTAACGCAGTAATGCAGTCAAAGAATGAAGCACGTAATTCGGTGTTTTCGCTTAAAGTCGCACGATTATTTAAAGGTGTTGTTCAAGTCTCCAATAAATGCGCCGCAATCACATTTGATGATTATGCGCTCTTTGCTTGCAACACTATTTATGGTCACGGCATTTTGGTTTATGACATTCTTACGCAACAGTTTGTAAGTTTTGATCAGTTCACAGATGCGACAGGAAACATCGGCCCAGTTATAGAATTTGCAAAAGTAGAGACAAACAACAAACGAGAACTTTTTGCTATTACACACGGCACGAAAGCAGAAAACAAAACAGTAAGAATTAATTCTGGTACAGTTTCGGTTGGGGCAACGTCAATAACTGTTGATGCAACGTCAGTAAAACTATTTAAAGGCGAAATCTTACAGTTTACTAACGGGGGAATATTCACACTCACAGCAGATGCAGATGCTGGTGTTACTACTTTGTCAGGAAACTTAACTGTAAATGAAGTAATCAACAATGAGTATGGATACACCGGCGCACACAAATGCGTTAAACTTTACGAAGGTACTGACTTTGAAACAGCCTATGTTGAAACCCGCGCGTTTTGTACCAATGACACTCGCATTGAACAAAAGCCACAAGAGTTACGCATACTATTTA